GAGCGCGATAAATCTAAAGTCATCTATTGTGGGCATATCTTCGCCGCCCGTAGCAGGCTGTGTGTTGTTTGTCTCAACAGACGCTCTTATCTGTGCAATTTTGGTCGGAGGAACTGTCGATTTAAACTCTGTGACAAGCGCCGTGACCAATCTAATCGTCCTCGGTGCGACGTTGTGAGATAGACCGCCGCCTGCTCGATATGTGATCGTGAGTGTAGTATTGACTGGGCTTACACCTAAGCTGTTTGATGACAACAGCGAATTTGGATCAATGGCAACTCTATTAAACGTTTTTCTATTACCGTAAAGTGGAAGAGAAATTTCGCTAGGGTCAGGTATGATGTCATCATCTACAGAATCTGCTCTTCCCGACCCAAATATGAGCGTGGTAATTGCAGACGTCATTGTTGTCTGTGTTATGAACCTGTATGGTGCAGGTTTCACGAATAAGTTGTCTAAGACTGTGTCTGAATCTGGGTTTGTGTTTTGAGCTTTCTTGAACACGACATCATTTGCTAATGATGTAACTTCATAGTACTCATTAAGATCGGTGTCTATCACGCTTAGAATCTCTGATACATTAGGACGTGAGAGCGTGATCCTTCTAAATGGTACAAAACTATTCGTTATATCGAAATTTTCTCTCACTGACTCGCCTGATGTGCAGGTACCCGTAAGTCGTAGAGAGTAAAAGAGGGGTTTTCCCGTAGAGTCTGACGACAGAACGCTTACGTTGGCAATTAGTAAGCCTGCTGCATCTTTCTTTGAGTAATCTAGGTCTTCTACAAGCTCAAATATAGTTCCATTGTTTGCCTGTACCTTTGTGCCACTTTTAATGATAGGCAGGTACGTGTCTCTTGGCCGATAGGAACCTTCGTAGATCTCAGACTCAACCTTTATGTAAAAATCAACGTCACAAAGTGCAGGTGCTGCTCCAGTTATCTTGACACCGGCGAGTCTAATCTGTCGTTCGACGTTTGCAGGTTCAATTGCTGTCTCAAGATTCAGTTCATTAAACTGGTGATCCAGATAGAACGACATGACATCACCGACATACGCCGTTAGATCATTGAACATTCCTCCGACTGAAGCGTCACTAAAATCCTGGATCTTGTCAGAGTAGTATGCTGTTGAGTATCTAAGTAGTTCTGAACGGAACGAGTCAAAATCTCTATTGAGATATGACCTCTCTTTCTTTTGAACTAGATTCTTTTTTATGTTGTTTGATGCCATGTTAGCTCACATTTACTAGATTTATTTCCAATCTGCGATCTTGAATGCCTAGTGTAGGTATTGAGTAAATTACCGTGATCACTGTCCTGGAAAAACCGTCATTCTGCGCTTGAAGTTCGGCAGACAACACGTTATTGATGGTTATTCCTCTCATGTACTTATCTGTTGTCTGCCTAATGAGGCGGGCTGCTGATTCGTCCCAATCATCACGACTCAACCGTTCAGTCAATAGTGACTGTAGATTTGCACCAAAGTCAGGCTTTCCAACACGCTCTCCATAATTTGTCAAGAGCATGTTCTTAAAATCATCGATAATGCCATCGACTGGGCTTGCTGTCATTTTAAATGTGTCACCAATCTTATCAGGCAACCTAAGCGGTGTCACAATTCCAAAAGGCTTTGGGTCATTGACTACATAAGTTTCTACGCGGGTAGTTATGGGCGTGGTGCCGCCCTTAAAGGTCCGTGTCGGTCGAGGTGCTGTTGTACTGTTCGCCATCTAAGATAAATATCCTGTCCTATGCGACCCAGAACTTACTTTGTCTTTCCTACCTTGCTCTTGAATTTATAAAGTTCTTGCGAAAGCTTGGTCAAATCTACAATTGCTGGTCCTAACTCTGGATTTGGTATAAAAGACAAAGGGACACCTGACGGACTTGGTAATGCAAATTTTGTTGTAAGTATTAGAAATAATTCCAGCAAGTATTCTTCAAGCTTATTTCCTAACACAATCGGTTCTGTTGCACCTTGCCCCAGCTCAATTTGTGTTCCATTTCCATTCGTTTTCTGGATTCCTGATCCGATGATGATTTTTGGTCCATCTATCATAATTGTTCCATTAGGCTGGATCGTTATGACAGCTCTTCCTGCGCCGTTCTCGTCATCTTTTTGACCTTCTTTGATGATCTTAATGCTGCCATTTTGCCTTGAAGAGATTCTAATTTCATCAGACCGCAATAAGACATAAGGAGAATTAGCTACGGGTGATGTGTCTTTACCGTCTGTCTTGGGTAGCGTGTTTTTTCCTATACCGAGGTCTGCGTCAATGTTACCTGACATTGTCACGTGAACTCTGCTCGCATCATTTAGAAGATCAAGGTTACCTTCATTAACATTAAGATCAGCAGCCTTATCTACTTCTTCAAAGTTTCGACTATTTGTTGTAACAGATGAAGGACGAGTCAGACGACTTTGACCTCTACCTGCGACAATGTCGATGAGTCCTGACAATTGCCTTTTATTCTCACCTACAGTGTTTGTGTTGCCAAGGACAATGAGCGCATTATTCGAACCACGTATTGAGAAATCTGGAGACAGAGAACCATATCTTGGGACAGGTTCACCTTGAAAATTCTTCTGATATGTGTCTGAAGTGTTGACGATATTCGAATATGAGAAACCTGGTGCTGCGACATCAGGAAAAATCGCGCTTGTCCTGTCTTTTTGAACTAATCCCTGCTTGATAAAGTTCGTGCTAAGGATCGTCCTGTCATTATGTGTAAAGTTAGGATCTTCAGCTATATAATCGCTAACTTTTCTGGTCACCCAGTAATATATTGCTCCAAACTTCAGCGCAAAAAACTGCTCACCAGGCTTGACAGGTGAGCTCATGTGTGAAAAGAACGGGTAAAAGACTTGCACATCTACGTCATTTAGATTATCAATGACTCTTCCTAAGATTGAACCATGCGGCATTGTGAGCAATGCATTCTCGACTATGACAGGAGTGTCAGTCAATTGGTACTTTTCTTTGAGTGCTGTGACCTGGTCAGGCGTCCTAAGAGGTGCTGAGAACACCTCGATGGCAACGGCCGTAAAGAATTGGTTCATGTTGTCAGACATATCCTAGTCCTCGGAGCTGCTGATAGAGTCGAATATTGAGTCAGGATTAATGTCTGTTTCTTCTTCTCTTGCGACTAACTCGGCAAGCTTGAGTATCTGGTCATTGGCTCTTGACATTCTCTCTAGATACTTTGCAATGACAGGACCAAGGATGTTGTGATTTGCAGCGTTACCCTTGACCTGCATGAGTGTGTCAGTAAACAAGATTGAAGCATTTTCTCGGTCGTCTACAGCATTGTGGTAGATTTCTGTCCAAAGAACACGCTTCCTATCATCGAGGTTCTTGATCGATGATAGGATGTCACCAAACTTTTCAATCTTTGACTCCTTGGACTTAATCTTGTCTAAAGCGTCAGAGTATTTTTCAGTTGCATTCTTTGCCATTTGTCTTCCTAGAATAGTTGATTTTTACTGACTTCTCTATAGTGCTTCCTTATCGCTGACATTGATGAAGAGAGCTGCTTAGGCGTCAGGTTTGTCATGTCTCTGACATATACAAATACCGCTCGCTTATTAAGACTCTCAAGCGAGTCAATGTTCTCAAAAAGTTTAATAATTGAGTCCATGCAAATCTTATCATTATCACATGACAATTTATTCTTGACGATATCAAGCATCTTTCCTATATTGTCAACAGTCTCGTTGTGCAATGTTTCGGTGTTCGATAACGGATCATGCTTGTAAATGTCAAATGGAACCATCTCAATCTCTGACATGATTCCTCTGTCTTCCATGCTGATGTGCCTATTGATCTGCTTCTGTCTTTGTCGACTCTTGACAATGATCCAGTTCTTGGCCACGACGTTAAAATAACTGAACGCTTTTGTCCCTCGGCTCGCATCAAATTTCTTTAATGTTTCATAAAGAAAAGTGACACAGTCATTCTTAAAATCTTCTGACATAATCGTTGCAGTTGTCCCGTGTATGAAAATTAGATTTTCAACCAGCTTGCTAAAAGCAGGAAGGATCTCATTGACATAGATTATTTCTTTCTTACGCATGTCACTTTCTGCTTGAAAGTCAACTATTGCGTCATGTGTCCCAGAATGAAAGTAGTATTTTAAGTCAGACTTCTTAGCTACTTTCTTCTTTTTCACCGTCTTTGTCGTCATTTATAGGTACCTCTTGAGCACTTACCAGCTGATTTGCAATGAATAAAACGGCGTCTCTTGTGATGCCAATGTCCTCAATCACCTGCCTTACTTCAAGTGAATCAAAAAACACAGGCTTCTGGAGAATTTCATTTATGCTCTTATACCTCTCATCGAGAACATCTAAAGATGTCTCAATAGCATCTTGAACATTGATGACTATTTTCCCAAGCTTGTAGGCCTGATGTCCGAAAAATACAGTTCCTAACAAAAACAGCAATGTTGTGCAGATAAAGAAAATTATCAACTTAGTATATCTCTCAAGTGTGTGTCATAATCGATTTCGATCTTTTGTCTTGAAAAATTTTCCTTGCATTTTGTGGAGAGGTCTCTTGCCCACTCCTTTGGAGTCATGTAACTTGACCTAAACTTAAGGACACGCTTCTTGAAGTCAGATTCTCTAGGATTGACCCACTTAGCGCCTTCGATAAATATCCTATTATCGACTCTGTCCTTTGGAATCTCTACTGCGTCGTATTCGACTCCTACAAACTTGCCAAGTTTCATAAAATCCAAGTGTCCTGTGGCATTTGTTGTGATGACAGGAAGGCCTGCGACTGCTGCGTCAAGTATTGGCAGGCCAAATCCTTCGCCTCTGGTCAAATTGATTAAGGCTTTGACGGAAGGATGCGTGTACAGAGAAGTCATCTCTCTATCTGTCATGTTTCCGTGGATCACGTGAATCCTAGGGAACGCACCTTTTCTAAACGCCCTGATTGTGTTCTTGATAAGACCGAGGACAGCTTCACGATCGATGAATGTGCCTCTTCCTAGATTCGTCTTTAGCACAATTCCAACATCCTTGTCATTCTCAAAGGACTCACAAATCCATTTGATCGTGTTTATGATGTTTTTCCTGTCGCTATTTTCGTTGGTTGAGGTTAGCTGTGAGACAACAAGAAAATTGAAGTTAGTGTCAAATTTTAGATCATGAATCGATTGAAGAGGTTCCAGGTCAAGATTCTCCTGGTACCACTCTCCCACCACAACAATCGGTGTTGTGACTTCACCTGATCTTAGAAATGTGTCTTTGACAAATTTTGATGGGACTATGACAAGATTCATCTTGTTGATGCCGTCAATCCACTTTTTATCACAGATGTCTGTCTCAACGCCTGCCGTGATTCCAACGTTGAATGTGGCCAATGTGTTTGACCACTCATCGGGCAATTGAACCTGAAATGAGACATCGTATCCTGAGTCGTCTCCGGCAGACACAGACATGATCTTGCCCACGAGACCATCACACTCGTTGGCATTTATGTGCCATGCAGTGTTGCCCCACTGGACTATGTTAGCCTTGAGCATGATGTCGGTTTTTGTGCTCAAGTACTTGAAAACTTGTCTTGAGTGCTCTCCGTAACCTGAGATGCTAAGCAGCGGTGCTCTTATAACTACTTTCTTCATCAGATGCTCGTGACCTCCCAATTTTTTCTCTTTTCCTTCCAGGTCTTAATAAGATTGATCGACGTATCGTGCCAATCGTCTATCGTCTTTTGATAAGAGAACTCAGAAAGTGCGTAATTTCTCACTTTCTTACGAAGATCTGCGCGCTCCTGTGGAGTCATCTCAAACATCTTCATGAATGCATTAGCCACATTTTGATTGTTAACATAATCTTCGTATATGTAAGGAACTGACTGACTTCCAACAAGAACTCTAGTGTCAATGTCAAGTCCAACGCCGTTGTGTGTACCGTCTCTATGGTCAACAACTTGACGTGTTAGTCCGCCTGTCTTTGCAGCAATAATAGGTGTGCCAACAGACATCGATTCAAGTGTTCCAAGACCGAACCCCTCTGCAAAGCTGATGTTTATGCAGACATCTGAGATGTTGAGGAGGACATTGATCTTCTCGAACTCGAGACGATCTTTTGAGAACATGACATTGTTCTCAATCTTAAGCATCTCAGTTGTTGCAAAGAGATTTGGACCTTCGGGGTCGACAGGGTCTGTATGCATGATCAATGTTGCATTTCTGTGGCCGCACTTTTCCTGTAGATTATCAAGGAAAATCTTCCATGATTCTAGGACGTCGTTTGGCCTCTTTCTCTTCGCATTCCTATTGATCCAGACGGCCGTAAAATGATCAACTCGATCTGGGCCAAGAATCGATCTCTTATACGCACGCTTGGCAACGTCGTCAATTGGAAAGAACAGGTCATTTGGTATTGAGTGAGGAATAAAGTTGACTTTATCTGGATACTTGTCCTTGATCAACTCATATGTCATATGTGAGTGACAGTTAATCAAGTCTGTTGACTTGTAGAAAGCGTCATTAAAAGATGGGAAAGGATCATTATCCCAAACATGCCACCAAGCAATAGGGCATATCTGGTGGATCTCATCTTCCATCTCAAATAACCAGGTAAAGAATCTCGGGTCTGTAAAGATCAATAAGAGATCAGGCTTCTCGGTGGCAAGTGTGACTCTGATTAGGTCTCTATTGCCAAATCCGTCGATAGGCTTAATTATGAAATCATCATTGACTACAACCGTCCTGTAGTCTGAGTGTTTCATTGCTGCGCCAAACTGTCTAAAAGACCAGCATCCCTTCTTCAAGAGACCATTAATCAGATGTCTTGTTTGTGTTCCCACACCACTTGTAGAAAGTGCGTGATCAGATAATACTAGAACTTTAAATTTGTTACTCATGCTTGCTAATAATAACAACTAAATCATTTGGTAAAAGGCTCGAACTCACTTGAACCTTGACAATATTCTGTATTTTTATAGTCACAGAATTTGCAAGATGATCTATTTTTCATAAATTTTCCTGTTTTAACACCATTTATCATAGATGAAACAAGTTTGTCTGATTTTTCAAGTGTCTTCGGGCCTGCTGAGACTTCAATGAGCTCACATGCCTTGCTGGGCTTAAGACCGCGCTTTAAGAGAACAAAACCGCATTTGATATCTTTTGGATCAATCTCAAACTTTTGTGAACAGAAATTCTTATAAAGCACAATTTGTGATTGCACAAGAGTGTCGCGGCGCTTATCTGCACTCCATCCACGAGGACCAGACGTCTTCCAGTCAAGAACCCATAGGCACCATTGACCGCGCTTATTCTTAGCCTTGATCATTGCATCAACAAATCCCTTAAACTTTATGTCTTGATCGACAATCTCCTCATAAAGTTCATGTTCTGCCGATATGCATGTCCACTCAGGAAATGTTTCATCCATAAATGAAGGAACATCTGCGATGATTTGCTTTCCTTCTTTGACCCATTGATCGACATTGGCAAGCGACTTTTCCTGCCAAATTTTTCTAATCTCAGCCTCAAGTCGGTCAGGATTCATCGTTCTTGTCTTAAGATAATCTTCACACTCAGCATGGACTGCAGTTCCAAACTCTAGATTTTCACTAGGCTTAGAAAGATTGATCTTATCAACATAGATTAATTTATGACGCCAGCCGCACTCGTGCCAGTTCTTAATTTCAGAGAAAGAGATGTGTGGTTTGCCAGTAGGAAATGTAGTCACTCTAGAATAATATCATTACTTACTTAATTTTTCATTCAAATAAGTTTCAAGATCAATCTTAGGAGTCCATCCAAGTTCCTCTCGGGCTCGCATATTATTAGCCAAAGTCTCACGAGTTTCTCCGACACGTTCAGGAACGTATTGTCTATCTCCGCCAATCATCGTAGCGAGATCGTTGATCGAGTAGTTACGACCTGTGCCAATATTCACTGGGCCTGTGACGTCGATCTTATCAGCCGCAAGTAAGTTTGCCTTAACAGCATCATCAATATGTGTGAAGTCACGCCTCTGATTTCCGTCACCTACAATTGTCATAGGTTGTCCTGCAGCTTTTTGACGCTTAAATAGACCCATAACAGGCGCATACTCGCCTCTTAGTGGTTCACGAGGCCCGTACACATTAAAGTATCTGAGTGAAACTGAAGGAAGACTGTACAACTTAGTGTAGAGATCACACACTTCTTCTCCTTGCCACTTGGAGAGAGAGTATGGTGTTGCGCATCCCTTTGGTGCATACTCAAGGAAGGGAGGCTTTGAAGCATGACCGTAGTATGATGAAGATGCCGAGTATACGACTCTCTTTACTCCTGCGATTCGACTTGCCTCAAGGACTTCTTGTGTGCCCAACACATTGACAGAGAAACACTCAGACGGATTGTTCACAGTTGGCTGAATTCGCGAACGAGCTGCTAAGTGAAAGACGACATCAACTCCGACATAATACTTTCTTAAATTCTCATCTCTAATGTCATTAATAATGTTAAGTGCATCCTGGTTCCAGTAGAACATTTCATTCTGGGGAGCCGATTCATCATCAATACAAATGACTTCATCACCGCGATCAATCAACGCATCGACAATGTGTGATCCAATAAATCCTGCCCCACCTGTCACAAGTGCTTTCATTGCTGCTTCCTCTTACTAACTGCACGACCCAGCTGTTTCTCCCAATCGCGATCATCTGCTGCTCGGACTTCGAGATTTTTGTTCCATGCTGCTTGCATGACAGTTGGTTCTACATCATATTGCCTTGCCACGCTCATTAATGCATTGATATCTTTTGGAAAACAATGACCACCAAAACCTCTGACGTATCTGCCATCGTGTGTTGGGACCGGTCCTGGCACAGACCAGTGAGTATCGCCTAGGCGACGATCAACTTTTGCATATTCAACAACTTTGTCGTAGTCTATGTTGAGACCATCTGCATCAAGAGCTTCGCAGATCTGCGCAACTTCATTTGCAAAAGACACCTTCACTGCAAGCATACAATTTGTGACATATTTGACCATCTCGGCTGTAGTAGAACTTGTCTTAATGATAGGTATTTTGGGAAATGCACGCTGGAAGACATTTCTAACCGTGTTGATGAAAGGTCGAGGTCCCCCGAGGACGATCCGATTCTGCTCTCTCATGTCATTAACGGCATTGGCCTCAGTTAAGAACTCAGGATTGAAGACAACATGAAGACCACGATCTCCAAACGCTTTGTTCCATTTTTCCGTAGATCCAGGAGGAACGGTTGATTTAACAACAGCAATTCTATCAGGGTAATCAGACGAATAGGGCGCTGCTGAAAGAAGTTCTAGTACATCCTCGACAATGCTGGTGTCTGGTGAACCATCTTCGTACATAGGCGTCGGAACACACACAAAATAGACGCCCGAAAAACCCGAAGTTCCTTCACAGGCATTTACAAATTCTGCAATAGAACGTGGGTAGACTGTTTCACCCGTGGCTTTTCTGTGAAATCCATTCATGCCGCCATGTGCAACTTTATCTAATTTATCATAAACATAGACAGTTTCGCCTCGTTCTGCGAATACAGTTGTTAAACTTCCACCAACAAAACCTTGACCAATTACAGCAATACTCATTTTTTCTCCAAGCTATTGTCTCATACTCTCGACAATCTTTTTCTTAAGCTTTGTCAAACTATAGTTGTGAGACCTGTCACAGAAATAGACAGATTTGTTGAGATCTTTTCCTAGAAAATTCATTCCTTCGTAATCAGACCCTAAAATTCTTACATCGTACTTATAGAATTCAAGAATTTTTTCTAATTCTGCTTCTGTATTATAGTAAATAATTTCATCAACTTGACGTAAAGATTCTAAAATAAGCTTTCTTTCTTCCCATGTTTGGACAGGCTTATTTTTATACTTTCTATCAATCGTTGGATCATCTTGAAGCGCTATTACCAGATATTGGCAAATTTTCTTAGATTCAGAAAACATGCGTATGTAACCTGGGTGGATGATATCGAATGAGCCTGCAATCAATCCAACTTCATACATTGATACTAGCTCTCAATGAATCAAGATCTGTTAAGTACATTAGTTTTGCAAGTTCTCTGAACGTCGTTTTTGGATTCCATCCAAGCTTCTCTCTAGCTTTCGTGTAGTCACCTTCAAGCCATGGAACTTCATGTGGCCTCTTCAATCTTTCATCAATGACAAGGTGTCTATCGACATCTAATCCTGCAATATCAAAAACTTCATTCAGGAATTCACGAACTGTATGAGTCTCTCCGGTGGCGACGACGTAATCATCAGGCCTGTCCTGTTGGAGCATTATCCACATCGCTTCGACGTAATCTTTAGCGTATCCCCAGTCACGAAGAGCATCGAGATTACCGAGCGTGATCTTGTCCTGGATGCCTAGCTTAATCCTTGCTGCTGCCAAAGTAATCTTTCTAGTTACGAACGTTTCACCTCGACGGGGACTCTCGTGATTGAAGAGGATACCAGAAGACGCGTGAATGCCGTAACTCTCTCGATAATTGCGCGTGAGACCGTGGGCAAAGACCTTAGCACAAGCATAAGGTGACGCCGGCATGAGGCGTGTCTCCTCATTCTGTGGATGCTCGGGATTGTCACCATACATCTCTGATGAAGATGCCTGATAGAAGCGACATTGTGGTTGCATAGTGCGAATGCACTCAAGAAGCCGGAGAGGACCCATTGCTACAGCATCGACAGTCTCTTCGGGGACTTCAAATGAGACACGAACATGTGACTGTGCTGCAAGATTATAGACTTCATCAAATTGTTGATTTGCAAAAATACGATAGAATGCCCCGACATCATTCATTGACCCATAAACAAGTTGAAAATTAGGGTGTGTTAGAAGATGGTCGATCCTATCTGTTGCCAGAAGCGATGTCCTTCTCTTCATTCCCGTTACTTTGTAACCTTTTTCTAGCAGAAGTTCAGCAAGATATGAGCCATCTT